ACTATTCCTGCAAATGGTTCTGTAGCTTATCCAGTTGGTACTGCTATCAGTTTTATTAATATGACTTCACAAGCAGTTACTATTGCAATTACTACTGACACAATGTATTTATCTTCTGCTGGAACTACTGGGTCAAGAACTTTGGCTCAATATGGATCAGCAACTGCAATTAAAATGACTTCAACTACTTGGCTAATTTCTGGATCAGGATTGACCTAATATGGCTGGATCACTACAAGCTGTTTTTCAAAATCAAAGAAGTTTTGGTGCACCTCCCGGTTCACAATCTTATACGACTCCGGGTACTTATTCTTGGGTAGCTCCCGCTGGAGTAACTAAAGTATCTGTTGTTGCGGTAGGTGGTGGCGCTGGAGGTGCTGGTGTTTATTGTGGATGTGGCGGAACTAATTTAGCGTTTGCTGGTCAAGGCGGAGGTCTTGGATATAAAAATAATTATTCAGTCACACCTGGAAATTCTTATACAGTAGTAGTTGGTTCTGGAGGCCCAACTTGTTGGGGTGGAAGCTGTGCAAGCAATAGTTATTTTTGCTCTGTTTCGGTTGTTAAAGGTGGTTATGGAGGATTTGCTAATTCTGGAGGTTCTTATACTGGTTGTGGGGGCGGTAATGGCGGTAACGCAGCTATAAATGCAAATTATACAAGTATATCTTCTGGCGGTGGCGGTGCTGGTGGTTACTCTGGAAAGGGTGGATCTGGTTCAATTTTGCCTGTAGCATCATCAGGCTGTGGTGGCGGTGGTGGTGGTGGCGTTGGAAATGGAAATGGCGGTGGAGTTGGATTATTAGGCCAAGGAAGCAATGGTGCAGGCGCTTTACTTGCAAATACTGGCGGTGGTGGTGGTTCTGCTGGTTGTGCAGGAGGCTCTGGAAATGGTGGGTCAGCAGGAAAATATGGTGGCGGAGGTCATGCAACATACCCAACAAGCAATTCTGCAATTGGCGGCGGCGGTGCAGTTCGTATTGTTTATCCCGGTTCTACTCGTCAATTCCCATCAACTTGTGTAGGAAGTCCATAAAAGTTTGTTGTAAATCAAAGAAAATTATATTGTTTGTGGTTTAATATATTTTCCATTGTTTAATTTAAGGAATTATCGTGAGTGATGCCACAACCCAAGAACAGTTACAGGCTTTTTATTATTTTCCTTCGACTGTCTATATTATAGAAAAGCCTGAATTTTTAGCTGATGCTAAAGCTGCTTGTAAAAAAGCAGTAGCTATAAGAAAAAAAGAAACTAAATTAGATGAAATCTATCCTGTTTACATGACAGGAAACTTGTTTGAATACAAGGGTATGGATAAATTATCTGAATACATTGGTCAAACTGCATGGAATATCCTTAAAGAACAAGGTTATGCAATGGAAGGGTTTACCACTAAATTTGCTGAATTTTGGTGTCAAGAACACTATAAACATTCAGCTATGGATCAACATATTCATGGTTTTGGATCACAAATTGTTGGTTTTTACTTTACTGAAACCCCTAAAGATTGTTCTAGAGCAGTATTTCATGATCCTAGATCATCTAAAGTTCAAATCAATTTGCCAGAATCAGATCCAAGCCAAGCTATGCCAGCCAGCAATATGATTAACTTTGAACCAAAACCCGGTATGCTGATGTTTACCAATGCTTGGTTAGCCCATTCTTTTACCCGCCATGCAAGTAATAAACCTATTCAGTTTATCCATTTTAATTTGTATGTAGAACCAGTTGCTCAAGTCCCTGTTTGCCAAAATCCAGCAGAAATTGTATGAATAAATACANAATTCGATTTAACAAGTCTAGGGGACTTGAAGGCAGAGGATCTAAAGACCATGTTTGGAGAGTGTTTGAAGGGGATAAAGAGTATCTTTTTAAAAACTTTAAACTTAATGTGCTATCTCTTAGCGAAAAAGAAGCCTTGACCGATGATTGGAATGTAGTATGCTATGGTGTCATGACCATAGATAAAACTACTTCTACAGCAATCATAAATGAAATATAGCGTAGTAATACCAACCTATAACAATTGCGAAAAATACCTTAAACCCTGTATAGATTCCATTGTTAAATATACCGAAATGACCGACATAGAGTTGGTCATTTCTGCTAATGGCTGTACTGATAATACTGCACAATATTTAGCTTATTTGCAAACTGCTATTCCCAACTTGCGTACAGTTTGGAATAAAGACCCTATTGGTTATGCTAAAGCAACCAATGAAGGAATCAAAGCNTCAACTTGTCAAAAAATTGTGTTGTTAAATAATGACACAATTCTTTTAAACCAACCTAAAAATCGTTGGTTGGAATGGTTAGATCAAAGCGATGTAAATTATATTCTTGGTCAGTACTCCCCTATTACTCAAAGACAGTTTGGGATTTTCTTTTGTGTCATGATTGATTTAAAAGTATTTACCACCATTGGATTGCTTAATGAAGATTATGAAACTGGTGGTTGTGAAGATATAGAGTTTTGCTTTAAAGCTGAGAAAGAAGGGTTTACCNTAATAGAGTGTTCTAATAATGGTACATACCCCATATATCATAAAGCTGAAGGCACAATGAATGATTCAGCTTTAGTACAAGATTGGAAATATAAATTCCATATAAATCAACTAAAGTTAGCTAAAAAATACAATCTTGAGTATTACAAGTATTTACTTACCAATAGCTATGAAAGAGCAGTATTTCTTAAAAATGATAAAGTATTCCCAAGAGAAAAACAACGCTATGAATGGGCAAATCAACAATTATTTGGATCAACTATATTTGAACTTGGTTGCACTACAGGATATGGTGTTCAATTTTTCCCTAAAGAAATTCAATACACAGGAATTGACTATGACCCAATTATTGTGGAAGTGGCTAAAAATCAGTATTGGGGTANTAATTCTCAGTTTTTTTATGGTGATATTAATACCTATCTTTTGGATGTTTACGATACTATTATTGCTTTTGAAGTCATTGAACATTTAGATAATGGCTTAGAAATTGTAGAAAAGCTTAAAACTCATTGCAAACGGCTATTAATTACTGTTCCTTGGAATGAACCTAAAGGCTTCTGGGGTGAGCATCATAAACTGCATGGTTTAAATGAAAGTCATTTTCCGGGATTTGAATTTGAATACATTAATCATGCTGGTGACATTTCAAGCCTTCCACAAGCCATTGATGCCAATAATCTATCCAATCTAATGCTATGCAAATACTCTGCTCCGTAGCCACTAGAGGGCGATATACAACAACTTTGCCATTAGTTCTTTCGGCAATCATTAATCAGACCAGACTTCCAGATAAGCTGGTCATTTTTGATGATAATGATGAACCTCAAGATATGAGGGAAAACCCTATATATAAGCATTTATTTTCCATTATGGATTCTAAAAATTTAAAGTGGGAATGGTTATTTGCTAGAAAAAAGGGACAGCATCATATTCATCAAATGGCTAATACAATGGGTTTTGATTGGGTTTGGAGATGTGATGATGATGCCATTCCAGAATCAAATGTTTTAGAAAACTTGTACCGATATACAACCCCTAAAATTGGAGCTATAGGAGGTTCTATTCTTACTCCTCCTTATATGCCTGATACTTTAAAAGTAACTGGAAATATAGAACAAATTGATTTAGAGCCAAATATTCAATGGAATTATATTCCTAGATGCAAAGAAGTAGACCATTTACATTGTTCTTTTCTGTATAGAGCAGGAATACATGACTACAATTTGGGGCTTTCTAGAATAGCCCATAGAGAAGAAACTTTATTTACCTATGGTTTAAAGAAAAAAGGATATAAGATTTTGGTAGTTCCAGAATCGGTTACATGGCACATGAAGAACCCAGAAGGCGGAATTCGGTCTGAAACCAAAAGGGAAATGTATGAACATGATGAACAAATTTTTAGAAATATTGTGGGCAATTCTGATAGGACTATTGTTGTACTTAACTGTGGTTTGGGCGATCACATCGTTTTCAATAGCATATTGGATAGTATCCCAAATCCAATGGTCTTTGGCTGCTATCCTGAAATAACTCCCTGTAGGTCAATTGCTGAAGCACAAGCTTTATTTGGGGATTTAGACCAATGGAATATCTATAAAAAGATGAGCCAATGGGATTGGAAAGGTAGTTTGGCAGATGCCTTTAAAAAGTTATATTTATGATTATTATTCAACCTTTTGCCAAAAAGCTAATTAATGGCAAACAAAACCCAAAAAATTATCCTTATTGGAAAGAATTAATAGCTCTTATAGATGAGCCAATAATCCAAATTGGGATAGAAGGTGAAGAACAATTAACCCCTGATTTTCGCAAAAACCTACCTATTGCAGAGCTTCGTAGTCTTATACAAGAGTGTAGAACATGGGTTGGAATAGATAGTTTTTTTCAGCACTTAGCTTGGGCTGAAAATAAACCCGGAATAGTACTTTGGTCGGTGTCAGATCCCCTTATATTTGGACATACAGAGAATATCAATTTACTTGAAAATAGGGTATATTTAGCTAAAAATCAGTTTCTTTGGTGGGACTTTACTCCGCATAACCCCGATGCTTTTGTAAAACCCGATAAAGTGTTAGAATTTCTATAAATTAAGTGTTTAAAATGGGGGCTTTATGGAGTGGCAACAATTAATTGACATTGCTTTATCTGCCATCATAGCCGCTATTGGTTGGTTTGCAAGGCAAGTCTGGGATGCAACTCAGCAACTTAAAAGAGATGTTACCAGTTTAGAACTAAATGTAGCTGAAAACTATGTCAAAAAAGTTGACATTAATGCTAGATTCGATAAGCTAGAAGCAATTTTAGATAAGATTTTTGACAGACTTGACCAAAAGGCGGACAAATAATGCTTAAAAAAATTGCAGCGCTCCTTCAAAGAAAACCTTTCCTCGTACCTAAAGAAGAAATTGTTGAGATTGTTTCTTTAAGCGAAGAGCCTAAAAAGCCCACACTTAAAAAAGCCACTACTCGCAAACCCGCGGTTAAAAAAGCCGTTGCCAAAATTACTACAAAAGTAGCAAAAAAGCCAACTAAAAAGAAAAATGGCTGACAAGATTAGGATGGCTGCTGCCTCGCTTGTGGCAAGCGCATCCGTTTTAGTTGGTGTAGCCATGCACGAAGGCTATAGCGGTACAGCCTATAAAGATACGGCAGGGGTAGCAACTGTGGGCTTTGGGCAGGCTGATGGGGTCAAATTAGGTGATAAAACTGATCCTGTACGAGCATTAAAAACGCTTGAAAATAGCCTAGACTCTCATGCAAAAGGCATGGTTGCTTGCATCCATGTGCCTATCTCTCAAGGAGAATATGATGCTTATTTGGATTTTACCTATAATGTTGGGGTGTCTGCTTTCTGTCATTCAGCCCTTAATAAAAAGCTCAATTCAGGTGATTATGATGGGGCTTGCAAGGGGCTACTAGCTTGGGATAAGGCTGGTGGCAAGGTGCTACCGGGGCTTGTCAAACGTAGGCAAGAGGAGTACGCGCAATGTTCGGGTTCTTAGTAGGCTTAAATTTACGCTTAATTGGTGTTATTGTCGCTATTGCGCTAACTTTTGGTGCTGGTTGGGAAGTCAATGGTTGGCGACTTAATACCAAGTACGAAAAGCAAAAACTTGCTTTAGAAGAAGCGATTCGCCAAAAAGAGATTGCCAATCAACAAGCTGTAGATGCTATTAGGAAAAATCAAAATGAACAAATTGATGCTATCAATATTCAGCTCTTTAACGCTCTTAGCGAGCTGCACAAGCGCCCCGCCCGCCCCAGTAACGCACTATCCATCAATGGACAAGGTGGCACTGGGCGATCCCTTTTTGCCGAAGATGCAATCTTTCTTGAACGGGAAGCTGCCAGAGCAGACACAATTAGGACAGCCCTTGCAGCCTGTTACAAACAATACGATGAAGTGATTAAATGAGTGATTTTTTTGATGAGGCTTCTGATATGGAAGCCTTGCATCGTGATCTGGCAATTAAAGCCATTCGTAATAAACAAAAGCATCCCTATACGGGGCATTGCCTTTGCTGCAATGAACTCATTCCGCAAGGTAGATTCTGTTCCGCAGAATGCCGAGAGGATTGGGAAATGGAACAAAAAATTAAAAAAATAGCGGGCAAATTTTAATAAATAGGGGTTTTTCATGGGGTATAAAGTTGTTTGCTCAGATGAGGAGTTTATTGCACTGTGGAAAAAACTAGGTTCTCCTACCCTTGTAGGAAAAAAACTAAGTATAAATCCTAGAAGTGCTATGACCCGTCGACGAAATATCGAAATCCGATACAAAATAGACCTTCCTACCAGCAATTCTCAACGGAATGAAAAAAAGCCCCCACTCAAAAAAGTAGAACAAGCATCACATAACGTCCGAAGAGGCATTGACGTTGACAAAGTAAAGCGCGTTATTGTGTTCTCAGACGCGCATTTTACCGATACCACTACTACGGCATTTAAAGCCCTTCTGTTGATGATTGATACCTTTAAGCCACAAGTGATCATCTGCAACGGCGACGCCTTTGATGGGCAGGTTTTGAGCCGTTTTCCGTCAATTAATTACGATGCCAAGCCTACCGTATTGCAAGAGTTAGAATCTTGCCGTTATCACCTTGATGAAATCGTTAAGCATCGACCTCCCGGCTGTCGGTTGATCTGGACACTAGGCAACCACGATATGCGCTATGAGAGTTGGCTAGTCAATAAAGTGCCAGAATACAGCGGTGTGGACGGCTTTAGCTTGAAATATCATTTTCCTGAGTGGGAAACCTGCTGGAGCTTTTGGATCGGGGAAGATACCGTAATTAAACACCGTTTTAAGGGAGGACGCACTGCGGGTTATAGCAATTTGCTGGCAGCGGGCAACACGAACATTATTACGGGGCATACGCACGTCCTTGCCGTACAACCAATTTCAAACTATCAAGGCAACTTTTATGGGGTTCAAACCGGTTGTTTAGCGGATACTATGTCGCCTACCTTTGAATACTGTGAAGATAGCCCTAAAGACTGGCGTAGTGGTTTTGTCATGTTGTCTTTTGACCAAGGTAGAATGTTAATGCCAGAGCTAATCATGGTTAGCGATGAGCAAAACGGTGAGTTTGAGTTCCGCGGTTGCATCAATAAAATATGAAAATCACGCCCAAAATTCTTGAAGCAATTTATTTAACATTAGCTAAATGCGATCCATTCTTAAAGTGGGATTTGCCGCCTAGTGAGCTATGTCGATTTGATATTGTTGATGACCATAGCGTTATGGCTACTTATGAATACGATGAATCAATGGCTAAATCGCATATTTTTAGTATATCTAAAGCTCGCTGCGGTCATTACGATACAGTAGTGCGATCAATGGCTCACGAAATGATCCACTGCTCTAGGCACAAATCTGGTAAATGGACGCTGCATGACGCTACTTTTAAGCGTAGAAAAATGGCTGTGGGCTTGGAGCTAGGGTTTGACGGTCATGAACTCTAAAGGGTATAAAATTTGCAGTTTTGTAGACATATTGCCGGTATATGTACATTTTTGTCGACATTTTATATAGATTGTGCGGTCTATCAACACTTCTGTTGACAACGCAATTGCATTACCATGCCTTATTAATGAGTCCTTAAATAGCTTAAAGCCTTATTAATAAGTCATTTAATATCTATAAGTATAAAAAAAGGTTGCAATTTGCAACCTTTAGGTACTAATTGGAACTTATTATTTTTTTTTAGGTTTGAAAAAGTCTTCCCAAGTTGAGACTACTGCATTAATCCAGAACTCATAAGCCTGTTTGGTGCGCTCGTTCAATTGTTCAAACTTTTTATACTGCTCTTCAAATGTAAACATGATTTTCTCCATAGGTTATGTTGCAATGCAATAATTATATACGATTATTTGGCTTCTAAGAATAGCCCGACGTTACCTAGGGAATACCCTAAGAAAGCAATAGCTAATCCGATCTGCCCTTTACGGAACAAATCGGCTGCCACTACAAGATACACAATCCCAATAAAGGCTATTAGCCATTGGCTCATTTAGATTCTTCCATCTTGGCAATTTCGTCGTCTATATACCATCGCGCTTTTTTAAGTTCTTGAAGGTATTCATCTTTCATTCCGGCTCGCCAAATATACTTAATGGCATTACCAAGATTAAAGTTCATGTGGCGAGTAATCTCGATACACTCCACTCCGGATGGGTGGCTAGTGTAGTGTTTAGGTCTATTTACAGGGTCGTTCATTGTTTTACTATCTTTCTCCAAGTTTGTTCTTCAAGGTGACGAATATATTTATCTTGATGCTCAATATGACGTAATAATTTATCGTAGGCTAACCGCCAATAGTCTGCATCTGCCAATGCTTTAGCCAATTTCTTTTCTTCAGTCATCGGCATCTTCTTTGTTAAACCATCCGAAGAACGGAATAGGTTCTTTAAAGTATCGTTGCTCATATAAATTTTCCTCTGTATCAGTATTAGCTTTGCAAGTACACGGAAGTTGCCCTTGTTGACAATCACCAGTGCAACCTAATTCTGCTAATGTCCATGTAGTCATGCCCAACCCCCTAATCGTATGCCAAGACGAATTGCCGAAATTAAAATAATAGCGGCAACTGCCAAAACGGCAATAGCTATTTTGTCATCCCAATTAGTCTGCATAGTTCGCCACCTGAATTTCAAGTCGAATTACCACGATTTTAATTTCCTCCACTGCATCGGTAATTAACTTTTTACCAATCATGCCGGGATTAGCGTTCAATACCTCTAATTGATTTAATAGCTTTTTAAGTCGAATGATGTCGTGTGATAAGTCGTTCATTTGATCCTCGCTACTTTAGCTCGTTGCAGAACAATTTCATACATCTCTTTAGCGTCAGCATCAAGCTCACGCAACGGCAAGTTTTGATAGTACTTCCATTTGTCTTTGTACTCTTGTAGCTCTGATGGCGGTATCCAGCCATATTGAGTGCGCCAACGCTTTGTAATGTCCGTTCCAGCTTTAGTCCAAATGTAAGGTGTTTTCATGATTTTTCCTCTAGTTAAATCAGTTTACGCAGCAATTTGTTTGCGAAGCTTTTCCCGTTCTCTTGCTGCACGAAGAATGGTGTACCTTTGATGCAAACGCTGTACGATAGTCCAACGCTTTTCACCTTCTAGTTCTTGTTCCAATAGATTGCCCACTTCCTCTTCATCCAAAGTCGACAAAATATCGGTTAGTGATCTCCAGCTATAAGTCTTTGCTGGTTGTTTCTTTCTAAGCCATTTCATTTTCTATCCTTCGGCGGTTGCTTATTATGTGTCGGGTATACAGGAAATACTGGGCTAACTGGTTGTATCATTTCTGCTCCTTAGTTTTAGCTAATGTAACAGATTTATTTATATTGTAAAGCATTGTGTTGCTTTTTTGCTATTTGAGTTCTTCAATTGCTATATCGGATATTGCCCGTTTGTCAGCCAACGCCGCCCAGATACGCTCGTCAATCGTCTTGTTAGTCAATAGCACATAGCACCAAACCTCATGCTTCTGACCACTACGATGCAAGCGTCCAATGGTCTGCTCGTACAACTCCAAACTCCAAGGCAAGCTAATGAATACCAACTTGCTACCACCATGCTGCAAGTTTAACCCATGCCCGGCGGACTTAGGGTGCAATAGCAACAGCTCGATCTTGCCCGCGTTCCAACGCTCGATGGCATCTTTATCATCTAGCGTTTGAGCATGAGGATAGCGACGCTTAAGTTCAGCTAATTCTTCCTTATAGTTGTAAATTAACAACGTATTAGCCCGTTGGTTCTCGGCTAATAGCTCATCAAGGGATTCAAACCTGTGGTCAGAAAACCACACTGGCGTTTGTTTAATGTCAAACTGACCCGGGTTACTAGACGGTGTTTTTTCTGTGTAATAACAAAATCCTGATGCCATCTGTTGTAACTTTTGTGTAACTACGCCAGAATTAGCAGCAATTACTTTAGCTTCTGGAAACTGATGAACAAAATCTTTCTTCATCTTCTCGTAGGGTTCGCGATTTGGCAGATCGCAACGTATCTCTACGGTGTGCAGTGGTGGAAGCTGATCCTTGTACTCTGATGATTCCAAAAGAAAAGTGGCTGGGCGGATTCGCTGCATCACAAGCTCCAATGCGCCCAGCCGAGGTTGCCAATCGCCAAAGTCACGATTGATGCAAACAAAATATTGCTGCAAGAATGCGCCCTTGCTTCTGCCTAATAGCTGTTGATCGACGATCTTACACTGACCAAAGACATCTTCCAAGCCGTTGCTGGTAAATGAGCCAGTAAGCCCCCAACGGATCTTTATGGGATCTAGCACTTTATTGAGGGCTTTGAACCGTGTGCCTGACGGGTTTTTGAGTTTGGTTAACTCATCAAACACAATACCATCAAAGTCTAAGTATTGCTCGGTTAGCCATTGAATGTTGTCGTAATTAATCACAACCACTTTGGACTTGGATCTAAGGGCTTCTAACCGTTGCTTTGGTGTTCCAACGCAAACGCTCATAATTAGCCCTTTAGCCCATTTGTCGCGCTCTTGTTTCCATACATCGGTGCAAACGCGCTTGGGCGCAAGCACTAGCCAGCGCTTAACAAATTTGTTATCAAGCATTTCCTTCATGGCAGTTAAAGCAATCGCGGTCTTACCCGCGCCTACTGATGCCAAAACCATCGCTCTGTCGTTCTCATATAAGAAGCCAACAGCTTTCTCTTGATAGTCCCTAAGCCTTAACGATCCATTCATTAATCATTTCTTTCGTATATAAACAAACATACCGTTGTTTTAAAGCTACAACATCATCCCTAAATATTTTTTGCATCGGTGACAAGTATCCACCTTTGGGTCGCTTTAATTCTACAAACCATGTATTGCCATTCGGAATACAAGCAATACGGTCTGAAACGCCGCGTTGCGTGGGAGATTTGAACTTATAGGTCTTTCCACCTATAGACTCAACTGACCAAACAAAATACTTTTCTATCTCACGTTCGCGTTCGTTCATAATAAATATATCATAAAAAGTGTTGCACACAAAAAAGAATGTGTTACACTGAAAGTTCTAAAGGATAAAGAGGAAATAAAATGGCAAAACATTCAAGTATTGTAGGCGGTTCTACCGCCTCACGGGTAATCAACTGCCCAGCATCGGTAGCCTTGTGCGCTAAGATGCCACCAAAGCCTTCAAGTAAATATGCCGATGAAGGAACATTGCTACATAACGCAATCGCAGAGATTCTTGAGCATCCACTTGACCCCCCTGAATCGATCATTGGTTTTAAATATAAAGAACTTGAAGTCACGCAAGACTTATACGATGACAAGATCGTGCCAGCGTTAAAGAACTTGGCGCAAGTTGACCCTGACTTTGAGATGAATTACACAGTTGAATCCGAGGTTGATTTTGGCGAGTTTTTGCCCGGTGTGTTTGGTTCGGCTGACCTGATTGGTCGCATGGGCGACAAAGCCATTGTCCTTGATTGGAAATTTGGTTCAGGCGTGATTGTTAACGCAACAGAGAACTATCAGGGGATGTTCTACGCCGCAGCAGCCATGCGTACCGCTAAGACCAAATGGGCGTTTGAAGGCGCAACTGAGATTGAGATCATTATTGTTCAGCCGCCTGAAATGCGCCGCTGGATAACAACGCCAGAGCGCATTAAGGAGTTTGAACAGCAATTGGCTAGAGCTGTTAAAGAAGCCGAGAAAAGCGATGCAGAACTCAAGTCTGGTAGCCATTGCCGTTGGTGTGCTGCAAAACCAACCTGTCCTTTAATGACAGGCGCAGTTGCTAGATCAACTCAGATTGCATTAAAGAACTTAAAACCTGAATTGATTGCAATTTATTTACAACAAGCCAATATATTAGAAGATTGGATTAAAGATTTACGCGAGTTGGCACACCAAATGCTAGAAGCTGAAGTAGCAGTACCCGGCTTTAAGCTAGTAGCTAAACGAGCCATACGCCAATGGGCTAATGAGCATGAAGCTGCAATAGCTTTATCCACTAAAGGAATTTCACCGCATAAGCCGTTGGAGGTAATAACTCCGGCTCAAGCGGAAAAATTGCTTGGCAAAAGTGGTAAAGACACGATTAAAGATTTAGTAGTAGCAGTAAGTAGTGGTAGTACGTTAGTGCCTGAGAGCGATCCCAGACCAGCGGTTTTACAAATCGGGAAGCAACTTACCGCAGCCCTTAATAAACTAAACTAAGGAATAAAGAACAATGAGTAATTTAACAACATTTAAAGGTGCAAACCTTCCAGCAGTAGCCGATTTATCTAAGGCACTCAAATCTAATCTTGCTAATGTAGCCGATGTTGGTACAGTCATTATCAAAATGGATAAGACAGGTCATTGGGTATTTGGATCAGACCAAACAGAAATTCAAGAAGGTTCTGAATGGGCTGTTAATCCTTTTAGCTTTGTACATGGCTTCATTGCTTGGGGTAATGCAGAAGTATTGGGCGAGAAGATGGTAGCTATTAGCCAACCATTGCCTGAGTTAGAGCCAGCGCCAGCTAACGCTAAACGTGGTTGGGAAACTCAAGTAGGTCTAGAAATTACTTGTATCAATGGTGACGATAAAGATTTGGTAGCTCGCTTTGCAACAACTTCAGTTGGCGGTAAACGGGCTTTGCAATCTTTAGGCGCTGAAATCGCAACGCAGATCGACAAAGATCCAACTAAGCCAGTGGCTATCGTAGCTTTGTCTACAGAACATTACGCTCATAAGTCATACGGCAAAGTTTATACGCCGATCTTTAAAGTAATTCGTTTTGAGTCAATGAACGTAGAATCTGCCGTAGAAGAGCCGTCTTTAGAGATTGAAGATGCTTCGATGATTGAGGAAGCAGAAGCGCCAGCAGCTCCAGTACGTCGCCGCCGCGCAGCCGTATAAACTTGTATAAACATGGGGCGAAAGTACTGACACTATTCAGCTCAAGTACTCGAGGACGAACGACTAAAAAGACTTGCGAG